CACCTATAAATAAATCGTTAATTCGTTCAAATATCTCTTTGTCGCCGTAATATTCATTATCAATTATTTTTTGCGCTTCATTTTTTTGAATTTCTAAAAGTTTTTTAAAGTTTTTCATAGCTGGAATTGTAGTTTTTCCTAATTTTTTTATTTTTAAGTTTTTTGACATATATTTTTATTTAATTGTTGTTATTGTTTTTTTATAAATTTCCGAAATAATCATAATTTGAAGCAAGTTCCCATTTCGTTCCGTGCGATGAATTGAAAAATTCACCTTGGCGACAATAGTCGCTAGTTCGTACGTGTTGAATTTTTACATTTTTATATTTTTTTTGTAATTTTTCCCAAGCTTTTTTAGCTTTTTTTTCGTTCGATTTATAATTGATGATTTTATCACCATTATTTTTTATGATTTTGAAATTTGAAGTTGCCATATATTTTTAATTTAATTGTTGATTAATAAAATTTGTAAAATCCGATTTTGAATAAAATTTTGTTTAATATTGAGTTTCGATTGATGTTGTTAAAAGTTGTAAATTTCATATATTTATAATTTAAGTTTGTTATTGAATTTAATTTAAACTCAATTTCTAAAAACAATCTTAAACTGCTAAAATATAAATGTCAACATCTTTTTTTAAATTAATTTAAATATTGTATTAATTTAAGAGAAAGCAAGGGAGAGTAAGGTTTGGGGAGTGTATAAAAAAGAGAAAATAAAAAAAAGATTAAAATATTTAAAAATAATTTTGGAATAAAAATTAAATTATTTGATTATTAGAAGTTAATATAAGTTAATAAGATTTGTTAAGAGTTAATATTAAATATTGTGTCAAGAAAAAAGATGATATTGATATAAAATAGTTTAGATTGTACCAAAAAAAGAATAAAATAATTTGAGGTTAGAAGGAGTAAGTTGGAAATGCTGTCAAGAGTTTTGTTTACTAGAGTAAGTAGCATAAAAATAATTGTTGACTTTTTTAAAAGATGTGATACGCTAAAAAAACAAAAAAAATAAAAAACAAAATAAAAAAAAACAAACAAAAGTTTTGACAAACTTTAGTTTAAAAATAAAATAAAAACATTTTTAATTGCTGATAGTTGTCTTTTCTTTTTGCTTCTTTTTCTTTTAATTTTTGTAAATCAATAATTTATTTTAAATTTATTTTTTACTTAAAAAAGTTAATTCTATCGTAATTTTTTTTAAGTGTGTCGAAAATTAAAATAGTTGTTGAAAATTATAAAAATGAGATTAAGTTGAAAAAACATTTTACTCAAAAAAATTCAACAACATACACGCGTAAAAAATGGCAAAAAATTTTGATTTAGATAATATTGCAAAAAGAAAAAAAATTCTAGAAGATAAAAAAAAAGAAATTTTTGAAGATTTTAAATTTGAGTTGTTATCTTATCGCGAAATTGCAAAAAAATATGAGCTAAAACTGTACGACGTCGTTAAATTCTTAAATCAAGATGAGTTTAAAGATGAAGTGAAACAAATTAATGACGCTAAAGCTATCAATTATATTGACCAAATTAATGATGAGATTGACAAAATCAAAGATGATTCAAGCAATGCTACAGTTGCAAAGCAACGAATGAAAGCCGAAACATTCAAATGGCTTGCTAAATGTACAGCCCCAAGGCTTTTCAATGAATCTTTTCAAGTTGCTTTGGTAAACAAAGAAATTGAACAAAATAAAGATCCAATCGAATTTAACATAACTTTAAACAATAAATAGCGTGAATATCGAGCTTCACAAAAGACAAAGCGACTGCTTCACATCTACAGCCACGGAGATCCTCTATGGCGGAGCGGCAGGTGGTGGTAAATCTCACGCTATGAGAATTATTGCAATCTTTTACGCTCTCAGTGTGTCAAATATTCAAATTTATCTATTTAGAAGATTAAGCGAAGATTTGAAAAAAAATCATCTTGACGGCTCTTCGGGCTTCACTAGCTTGCTTGCAGAATATATTGAGAGCGGATTTTGTAGAATAAATGCAAGCACTGCTCAAATTATTTTCAAGAATGGATCGAAAATTAATCTTTGCCATTGCCAACATGATAAAGATGTCTTGAAATACCAAGGGGTTGAGATTAACTTGCTCTTGATTGATGAGCTAACACACTTCAGCGAATATATTTATAAATTTTTAAGATCTAGGGTAAGACTTGGCGGGTTAGTCATTCCTAAAAACTTAAAGCAATCTTTACCAAAAATTATTTGCTCTAGTAATCCCGGCGGAGTTGGGCATGAGTTTGTAAAATCTTATTTCATCGAAAATAAAGAGCCAATGAAGCTTTATAAAATGCCAAAAGAGGAAGGGGGAATGCTTAGGCAATTCATACCGGCTAAGCTTTCAGACAATCCAACTATGACTGAAAATGATCCTTTATATGCTGAGAAACTTCTAGGACTTGGTGGAGCATTAGCAAAAGCAATGTTAGAGGGCGATTGGGATGCTATTGAAGGAGCTTATTTTGATAACTTCGATGCAACAAAGCATGTTGTTGATTATGTGAATATTGCTCACGATTGGTTTAAAATTAGAGCATTTGATTGGGGCTACTCGAAACCGTTTTGTGTACTTTGGGGTGCTGTTAGTGATGGCTCACTTGTTAATTGCGGAGGCATTAAACGAAGCTTTCCAAGAGGCGCATTAATCATTTATCGTGAATTCTACGGTTGCACTGGCAAAGCTAATGAGGGTTTGAAAATAGGAAGTGCTGAAATTGCTAAAACAATTAAAGATTTACAAATGGGTGAGAAAATGGACGAAATGAGAGCGGATCCAGCGATTTTCGATGTTTCATCTGGTCAATCAATAGCAAATCAATTTGAAGCTCAAAACATCGGTTGGCTTCCTGCCGATAACAAAAGGGTTGCAGGTTGGCAACAAATAAGGGCAAGATTAACAGGAAATGAAGATGGACAACCACTTTTATACATCACAAAGAATTGTAAAAATTTACTTAGAACATTGCCAACCATGCAATATGATAACTCCAAGCCGGAAGATCTTAACACTGAAATGGAAGATCACGCAGTTGATACTTTGCGTTATCTATGCATGACTAAACCAATCATTCCTGCTGAAATTAAAAAACCAATGACACTGCAAGAATCAATCAACAAAGAGTTAGAAATTCAAAAACTTATTGACAAGATTAAAGAGGAAAATAAACTATTGACAAAAAGAAAAAGATAATTATATTCAAAAATTATGAACATGAATCAAATTGAAACACAAGACGAGTTAACTACTGCAAAAGGCGAAAGAGCCTTGATTGAAATTTGGCGAAGAGAAATTGACAATGCTAAAAATTATCACGAAAAATCGAAAGAAACAGCAAAAGATTTTCAAGAAATTTATGATTGCCAAGAAAATGAAAATAACAATGCTGATAATTACCCGATTTTTTGGAGCAATACCCAAGTTTTAAAGCCATTACTTTTTAGTAAACTTCCAAAAATTAACATTGCTCAAGCTAATTATAACAATGATGAAATTGCTAGGGTCGCTAGTGAGTTAGTCGAAAGATTGTTAAATTATCAATTAAAAGAGTCGGATGCTGAAAATCAAATTGAAAAAGTAAGGGATACTTATTTGGTACAAGGAATTGGAATCCCGAGAATTGTATTCATACCACCCGAGCCAATCGAAATAAAAACCAAGGTTAAGAAAAAAATTAAAGTTGAAAAACCCGAAGATGATAATTATGAAGATGAAACTAGTAAAGATTACATAGTAGAAGATGCTCAAGAAATGGAAGTTGAAGAAGAAACTTCTTATGATGTTGATGAGTCTAAAAAATCATTCACAATTGAATTTGTTGATTATCAAGATTTTCTTAAGTCAACTGAAAAAGAATGGAAAAAATTAAGATGGGTTGCTTTTAGAAAATATTATTCAAGAAGGGAATTAGTTGAATATTTTGGCAAGAAAGGCGAAAAAGTGCCGATGACTAACAATAAATATGAATATCTTCAAGAGGAAAAAGAAGATCTTTATAA